TTTGAATTTAAAAGATTTTTCAATCTATGAAGTAGGCCTTTCATTTTATTTTTCCTTCAAAAACGCCAGATGAATAATGCAGTACTTCCCGAACTTTTTCAAGTTGTTTGATAATACCATCAACTTCTTCCCTCAATTTCCACATGTCAACATCTTCTGGTTTAAGAGCAGGATGCTCTTGGGGATTTTCATCTTCAAAAAGGTTTTTAAGTTCCTCTTTAATAAGTTGTTTAATCTGAGTCTTAGTTAACTTCATTTTATTTCTCCTAAAGCTTCGTATAATAAGTAGTCGTTAGAATCGTATAATACCGCTTCACTTTTACGCTTTAAAAATTCTTCCTTTGCCATTGAGCCTATATCATCATAACCAAATGTGTTAATTTTGTATACTTCAATTCCATAATTTAACAAGTCCTTTATTATTTTCTTTGATTTATTCTCGGCATCAATATCTAAACCAATATAAATTGGTGTATCATTCTTTACGATCATCTGAAATAATTTTGAGTTCTCGCGCAAAGTAGATCCAAGAATTGGAACAGCATTTGGGCCAGCAATTATTGCATCAAAGATCCCTTCGACAATCACCAAATCCTGATCAAAATCCAAATAGAGTTCATTGAACACGATATCCTTCGATGCAGGAGGGTTTAAATATTTCTTCCAAGCTCCATTAAATGTTCTTGCGACAAAATAATTAACATAACCTTCTTCGTCAAAGGAAGGAATAATAACTCTATTGTTATAATCACCGCCCATGCAACAGCCAATCTTCCAATGAAGAATGTCTTGCTTTGTCACTCCTCTGTTATCCAAATAATTTAAAGCAGGCGTCATTGCCAGAGGAAGTTCGTCATTAGCAAGAGAAATAAATTCTTCTGGTAAATCAATTCTCTGTATTTCCTCAATTTCACTATCTTCTGAAAAGATGTCATCAAATTTTGTTACATCTTCTCGCCCAAATAATTTATCCCATTGTTGTAACGTGCGGAAGTCGCCGTATTTTCTTACAAGTCGTCGAAGAGAACGTCCGTAATAATCACAAATCCAACATTTAAAAGCATCCTTCTCTAAATTTACAGAAAGCTTTCGTTTGTGATGTTTACATTTCGGACAATAAAATAAGTGTTCATCATTTGAGTGATGAAATTTTCCAAAAATACTTTTTAGGAGTTGGAGTTTTTCTCCTTCCATAAATTGTAACCTGCTCTCGCGATAATTAAACTGTCTGCCCGATCATAAGAGCCGGGCTTTGGGTTTTCTTGTTTTGTATATTCTACCACAAAATCTGGCTCGTTGTCAAGAACAAAGTCTAAAACAACTTTTTTTGCCTTTTCGCCTCTGGGGATTTTAATTCCATTTGATTTTCTAGCAGTGGAGGCCCCAATATATTCCGGTTTAATTCCTAATTCGTCCTGACATATATATGATATTATACCATTGAAGCTTGCTAATGTCAACAAAGTTTTTGCTGAAGAAAATCCAGGTCTAAATGCTTGCAGAGATTGTTCGATAAAAATATATTTGATATGAAACTGTATGCTTAAATCTAATAGGCGCCCTTTTATAAAGGATGCTTTGTTGAACAAATTCGGAAAATGGTTTTTATTTCTCATGTCCCAAGCTTCGCAATATAATAGTCTGCCAACATCATCTAGAACAGTAGCACCAGTTATTGATGTTGATATATCGAGCCCAAGAAACACTATTATATTATACTAGATATCTAATTTAAGTTTAAACGTAAGTTCGTCGTTTTCTCTTTTTCTAACTGGAGTTGCCATTTTCGCAATTGCTATCAAGTTCCTTTCTTTATCATATATACCAATTTTTGAAATGAAAACTTGCTTTTGAAAATCTGCACTATGAGATATAAAAGAACTCGTAACTGTGTTTTTAATCGCCATTTTTGAATATTCTTGATAGCCGGTATTTTCTGAGAAGTTGGCGGCCATTCTGCTTCCGGAGGCCCAATCAAGAAAAGTAGGATTATTAGAATAGTTCAACGATTTATTCGCATGTGCGAACATTGTAATTGTTGGAATATAATTTGTTCCTTTGAATTCTAAAGAAAAACTTGAAGAAGGAATTGTGCTCTTAGCGGTGTTATCGTTTGCTCCAACACCAAAATAAAGCCACTTAGGATCTTTTGCTCCTGCGCTGGTGCCCTCATATTTTTCAGAAAAGTCAGTTGCAGACAAGTCCCATGATCCTGTTAATATCAAAAATCCTTCATTATATAAAACAACTCCACCAACGTTACCGGTTGCGTGGACGGAACTTGTAACCTCGACTAATTCACCATTCTTATCTCTGTCGTGTAGTTGCCCCATGAGCGCGCCACTAACATAGAAGTTGAGATATACAGAGCCCTTTTTAATTGAGGAACCATAAAATATTGAAGGAATGTGTATTAAAGATAGCGCTTGAGTTTCTTTATCACATCCCGGTACAGCTTGACCATAGGGAGATGCCTTGTCAACGCTTACATTTCTCGCAGATGAAGAGTATGCATAATGCGGACTCAGATACTTATAATGATTTAGAGTGTTAATCAGGCCTCCGCTAATATGTTTGCGATCAGAATCTGCAGCAAAGAATTCCCTTGATATCGAAGCTGATAGCGGAAAAGACATGGTTAGTATATCTCCGTAAGCGAAATCAGAATTAAAACTATCTGCGGTAACAGTTCTAAATGTTGAAAAACTTCCGTTTTTGGTTATAAAAGGGAAAATCAAGGATTTTACACCGAAATCACCTTCTGCGTTATTGCTAGTTTGAGCATTCACTTCATTTGATGGAACAAATGTGTGAAGATTTGAGTTCCTATCCACGTTCATTTCATACAAGCTTATATGTCCAACGCCCAGGGCGCCTGTTGGAACAAAACTTGCAGACATACCAGTGATTGCTGGCCTATTATTATAATAGATATTACTGTCGTATATAAAGAAGTGAGATTGAGGGTGTGCCTTTATTCTATTGTAAAAAATATCCTTTGGACCAAACTTATAGTACGGCATTTTTAGTAATCCAAACGAACCCTCAAAGTTAATTCTGTATCGGGCGTCTTTTTAATCGGCTCAGACAGTTTAGCACAAGCTAACAATTCATTATCTGGTGAATAGAGCCCAACTGTCGTGATGTAAGAAACGGGTTGATCAAGAGAACTGTTTTTAACACGCATCTTACTTTCGCTCAAATATGTTGGGTTCGAACTATAGTTAAAGTCATTATGGCCAGCCCTACAGAAATAAATCGTTGAATTTAGCTCTGTTGTATTGTTGAAAGTAATATCCTGAATTCTATGCCTAAATACATTAACTGAAGAACTGATATTGGCACCGGTTAAAAACATGCCCATTGTACCCTTCGGCGTTGCATACGCGTCGTCAGCTGCGAAGGATGCGGACATCAACGCCACCTTCGTGGCGGCGACGGTGCCGTCGCCATGATGCATGCCTTGAGATGCGCACAATACCAAAACGCCGGCTTGATAATATAGTAACCCGGCACCTTCAATATAATCGGATACGACGTTCGCCGGGGTCTGCCCTCCTGCTAGCACAGATCCGCTTACAACTGAATATTCTCCTGCTGGAGAATTTGTATAATAGTTATTCTGTGCGTTGTTATCTTTATATTGTCTAATAAAGGAGTTGAAAACAGCTGTTCGCAGAACAGAAGAAGTAACAAAGTTCATTGTGAAAGATCCTTTTTTGATCTCGTCTTTCACAAGTAATCTTGAAAAAGTAACAAAGTAAGCCTCTTTAATTGGCCTACCGTTAGGATATGTGAACTGTTTAACATTTCCTGTTGTATCGGTACCTACCAAAACTTGAGCAAATGAATTATAGACATTAACTTTTTTGTCGCGCTGCACGCAGGCCGTGCTAGCGACAGCACCGACGCCCGGGCAATTTCCAACAACGCATCCTGAAGATGTGTGAAACCCTAGAGTTATATCAAACAAATGATTTGCAGAAGAACTCAAATACGGATAATCAAATGTTGATTGGTACATACCATGAGAATAATCTTTAATATGTGTCCCTGTTGGCCACGTGCCGTATGTGCCAGAAATAAGCGTACCTGAAATTGGGATTGCTTCATGCAACAACGTTCTTGTTGTTGTAATATCGTTACTTGAAAATGTTTTAAAAGTTGTTGCCATTTTATTTTCCTTATGCCTTCTTTACGAATCTTACAGGGATGTCAAGGCTGTAACCTGTGGTTGCACCTGTAACTCTCACAATTGAATCGATGTAATGTACGGTCAATGTTCCCCCACTATCAATAGCGGCAGGGAAGGTCCACGTCTGACTTGTTTGGCCAATTCTATCAAACAAGAATGTGCTTGTTCGTAGTTCAATTGATGATAGAATTTTAAACCTTATACTTGTTCCGCGCGGGCCCTTGAGCTGAGATACATCTGTATGCTTCTTAGACCATGATGATATATTTTTAATAAAGTTTGGGTTCGTATTTAAAGAGAGGAAATAACTTGCGATATTGTCATCGTCAATAAAAGAAACGGGCGCGGGTTGATCAGGTTCTCCCATGTTATATCGACCAGCCGAAGCGATGGTTCCCAATCTATTATCCATTTCAATTATCCATTGAGTCTCCATCAAATCTGGAGAAATTGGGAACTGAGGGCTAAGTTCCTCAGTGTCTAGACCTTGATCAATGCGAATGAATGCGCCATCGGGGTCGCTATCGGTACCATTTATAATACCTGCATTATTTAATGTAGTTTTTGGACTGTCGTTACCCTTAATCTGCATAATACCTGGGCCCGGTGGTGTGTTCGTAGCCGTAGCATCAGTGGCTGTATCTTCATCGACAGCTACAACGAATTTATCTAAAGCCTGGTTAGCACTTTTGTTTCTGTCATGCTTGCTTCCAGCCTCATTTAGTTTCAGTATCGGAAGATACAAAAGATTTGTTCTAGGGATTGAAAGAAGTTTGTTTTTCAACATCGACGTGTTGTTTGTAAACGCCTCCAGTACTGGAGTTTGAAGAATTTGTAAATCATAGTATGCGGAACCAGAGGCGTGGTCTTTATCATATTTCGCATAATTAATTTCATCATCTCCAAAAGCAAATTTTGTGATTTTAAAACTTCCATCACCTTTTGCGAGGCGCATTCGCCCAGTATCTGTTAAAACAGCATCTAAAATAATATCGCCAGAGCTATCAAGAAAAGCCATGTTTTTTTCCCCTTAAAATTAAATAGTTTTTTAATATAAATAGTACAGTTTTTATTAATGTATCACATTTTTAATCATATGTTAACCTGCATATGGATCGAATAATCTATATTTACTCGGATTTTTTTCCTCATAAGTTACAATGTGCTCTGTTGAGCAGCCAACATTAATATCAATTTTTTTGCCAGTCTTTTTTGAAGTTAATCTAACTTTGAATTTGTATTTTTTATCTTGATTAAATAAGGGCTCTTCCATAATGCCAAGCTTGGGTTTGTACCCAACACAAGACAGCGCAAGACCGATGTCTGGACCTGAAGTTGCGAGTTCGCTCGGTGGAAATGTCGCGTCGTCGTTGACTATAGATTGTTCAAGTGTTGGCATTATATGTATATATTTTTTCCCTGGTTTTGATATGTCACCCGCAGGTGGAGGAGCTTCAAGATCAACCATGGTTACAATTGGATAAATTCTTCCATCTTCATCAACCATTTCAACTTCATATATTGGAGACGGATTAGATACTCCTCCATGTACATCTTTACAAGTAAACATATAATAATATTTTTTATTTGGTTGTATTTTATCTACGAATGCATACGAAGTTCCCTTGTCCAAATTCCCACTTTCAGAAGTTAAATCAAAATTTTTGATCACACCGGACGCAAATTCATTATACGATCTTGGCCTTTCTTCAAGTCTAAAAGATCTAAAAGCAACGGCGTGATCATCGCTTCTAAAAGTCAAGGGAAGGCCCTGCATAAGTGAAAGAGTCGCTTGAATCTTGGTTTGATTATATTGACTTTCGTACTGAGAAACTAGCGCAAAAAGTTCTTCTTCAGTTAATACATTAACCGCCCTTGGGGTCTCTCGAATCTCTCCAACACCACTATTCAAGAAAAACAAAATTCTATTGTTAACGCCCTTATAAGGTATAACCTTAACTTCCGGAGGCATAGGATGTTTATCGTTAACCATAAGATCACAGCTATAATTTAATTTATCAGAAATATAAGGCAATTCAAATATTTTTATTATAGGTTTAGTGGTCACTTCGAGAACTAATTTCCTTAAAGCTCTTGTCGATTCCATGATGTGGTCTTCCATCTGTTTTAGCTGCATGGCGCTCGCGACCGATTCTGCAGCAGGATTATTTGAGTCGTCCTCTGGAGTCGAATTATACCAGCCGCCTGCAGGGGGGCCGGCGGATCCATATTGTGCGGCCCACTCCTTAGTTTGAGAAAGATCATGAACTCGGCCGAGCTTATAGCTATATTCAGTTCCAAAGACAGCTTGCCAAGCATTCACTCTGTAGCGGTATTTCTTATTATATTTAACCTGAGTATCAATAAACTGTAAAATATCAATTTCGCTTGAGTTTGGATAAATATAAGTCTGAATAGGTTCGTCATTTGCTTTTCCTTGAGTATTGACTTCATGCTTTGTTATTCTATAAAAAAGAGTTTCAGAGTAAGCCTTTTTACCTTTTAGAATGTCCTCATAGGTCCTTGTCTTCCCGCCATCTTTTATTCTCTTTTTCATTTTATCAACTGTCATTCCAAGCTTCCACAACAGTATGGCAAGTGGAAATTGCAATTCTAAATCGACAGGATCACCGGACACAGGAGATTCAGTTGCTTCTCTAATTTCTGAATCTGGCTGATCCAGAAGCATATGAATATCATTAACTGTTTGTTCATAAACAGAACTGCCGGCCATGGCGTACTGTTCAAACCAATTCTGAAGTGGGAATACTGTATCATAAAATACGAAAGAATTGATATTCGGAAGCCTGGTTCTTGCTACAGTTTCGGGAGTTTTTTTAGGCTCAGGCTCTATACTTTTTGCGGTTAAAAAAATCGCAACGTCATCCGCGCTAAACTGCATTGAACGTCTGTGGCCTTTGTGCGCAAGTACCGGGCCGCCCGAAGCGCCATGGTGCAAACCCTCAAGCATCGCTTTAACAACCAAATACATTCCACTAGAAGTAAACGGACCAGGAATATTAAGTGCGTCTGCCAATTCAGTCTTTGTGTCGGTTGCAAACTCTATTTCGTTGGACATCGGAAAAAGATACTTTTTTGACATATTCTCCGATATTTGATTTAATGTGGGGACCGAGACTACAACATTTTTATGTTTATTTCTCAGTTCTCTGTATTTTATCAGGTCGGTATCTTTTCCTTGATTGGAAGATTTGCTCAACGTTTTATCTAGGGCTGCAGCCCATTTGTGAAAATATTGTCCTTTATCTTTTTCTCCGATTTTTTCCCCATGCTTAATTAAAACATCCTTAAAAACATTTTTAATTCTATTATATAAGGTTACAAATCTGTGGGGCTCTGTCCAAAACTGTTTAACATAAGCATCGTTGTCGTCGCTACCTTCAAACTTTGAAAAGTCACTCGAGACCGACTGTTCTAATATGCTCATAGCAATATCTGGCAACAATGGTTCATCTGGCTTTATCTCTGTGTCTTTTCCTTTATCTGTTGCATATTTCTCATAAGTCTGTTGATAAAAATTATAATTCATGCCCTGTTTAAAGTACAAAGGATTTGGATAATTAGTTTCTTTCATGTCCATCTCTGAAAATGGGGTATCGTAAGTTGTAAAAAAATCATAATATGGCCGATTTTCCAACCACTTTTTCACCTCCACTCCCAAGTTACCCATTTTGGTGAGCAAATCATGATTGTTTCCATCATCACACTCTATCCACATTTCTTCCACATGATTAGGTTCTTCTTCATTCTCTTTATTCTCGAGTCCGCCAGGAGGTTTATCGACCCAATGTGCATATTGTAAACTTTCACCAAATTTCGCCGTCACAATAGTTGTTTTGTCGGGATCTGACATTGGCAGATCACCTTTTACGTTCCACCATCTTTTTTCATTTTCATCCCAATAATCGCCCATGTCAAAAAGAAAGGACAGCCTTCCGTTATAGGTTGTCCATATTCTGCCGATTACATTTCTTACTTTATCATATGTGTCAAGAACAGGAAGTTTTGTAAGGGGAATACCTTCACTTAGAATTGGATTGGCTAACGCTTTTATTGTAGCAGCTATATTTGCCGGTTTTGCTCCGCTTCCCACCGTACCCATGGGTGGCAAAGTCGAAACTTTAAGAAATAAATCCGGATGCTCTGTGCTAAAAAGCATAGTTTTGCCTGCAATTTTTCCCTCTGTTTGATATTGAGCTGGGTTTAGAGCCGGATCTTCTTTAGTTAGGTTGTGTTCTACAAGAAGCTTCATCATATCCACTACATTGCCAATATCAGAGGTTGACACAACCTTATCTTTACTAGCATTTTTCAAAGCCTGTTTGCCGGCCGCATCATGATCCTTATTTTGTTCTATATCCGGATCAAGGTTGGTTGCGTTATTATCTATTATCCAATTATCTGGCATAATTTAATCCTTTATAATAATTAGAAGAGGTTCGCGAAAAAGGTCTTAACCGCATTTGAGCCGCCTCCGGCGAGGGGACCGGCTTTGACTTCAGCTGACGCCGTGGAACCTTTCTTAGGTGTGCCTGTACTTTTTTGTCCGACGTCGGTGCTGGTGTCGAACGTTGCAAATATATTCGAAAAGCCGCCTAGGGCTTTTTTGGCCAGATCCGCCCCTGCGAATTGCTGATCCCAGTGAGCCTGCACAAGACTAGTGTCTATCAAAGGAGTTTGAGGTGTCGTGCTGGTCATTGTTGAAATTGCGTTTTGTATTATTTGCGCATTTGCAGCCTGTTGTTGCGCCGCCTCCTGTTTTTGTTGTTCCATTTGAGCTTGCAGCTGGGCCATTTCGCCGGCGCCGGGGCCTACAGCGTCAGCTGCAGTTGGGACTTCGCCTTCCACCAAAACAGCGTCTGGAATAATTGTGCCTTCCGCTACTAGTTCTTGTGCGGTTGGAACATCGTCAAGAACGGTTGATTGATTATCAAAAATATAACTTATAGTTGATGTTGGCGCGCCGCCTTTTATCAAAAAATACTCATTATAAATTGGAAGATTCAATTCATCCATGTTAGAAAGTCCAAATGAAGTATCTGAATATTTTCTTATTCGACATAAACCATGATTTGATTCACCTGCGCTTGATATCGTATTGTTATCAACGCCATTAAAAACAGTAAAAAGAGGGGCATTCATTTGAGCCTCATTGTTTATCCCCAGTCTATATCCGCTAAACAACTCAACTCTGACCAAATTAGCAAAATTAAAAAAGAAAAAACTATAATGATTATGATTTATGTGTACATGTTGCAGTCTCAAATCATTTTTACCAATTGGTTCCTTAAAATTAATTGTGCTTTCCATCGAAGCGCCGGTGCCGGTTGAATTTATAGTTGTATAAAGACCAAATAAAGCCTTTATATGGTTGGGAATGTTAGCGGCGATGCCCGGCTTTCTGACGAGATCAAGAACATTGTTAGTAGCTGATTTTAAATTAAAAGCTTTTCTTGGTCTGAAAAAGGGTTCTTTTGGCAAAACCAGATTCTTTAAAAGTCTAGAAAAAACAGGATTTGGATTGAGTGAATCAAATTTACTTCCGATTCCTGAGAGTGGATTCGAGACTTGCGTTACGGCTTGATGCTCTGAATAATGATCTATATCTGGATTTTGATTATTAGATGGATCACTTGGACCTGAGGTATCCTGATCCATCAAAGCTGTAAAATCCTTCATATTATCAACCGTGCAACCTTTAGCGGCAAAAAAATCAATAAATGAACTTCTCAAATTTTGCTGCGGAACTGATAATATTTCTCTGAATTTTCTATTACGAAAGATTGGCGTGCTTCTCCCTTCGGAATTTAATCCAGCATTATATCTAAAAATATTTGTTAATAATTTATCATATAATTCTTTTTTATAAAAATATGGAGACTCAGCTATCTTTAAAAAGTCAGTTTCTTGATAACCTCCCATGGATATAAACATAGGAGCAAAAAAAGAATGTTTTGCTCTTTTTAGGTCTAATCTCATATTTTCTAAAACTGCGACACTATCTGTATTTATAAAATATTTTGACGTTTCAAGATTTGCCCTCTTGTCCATATCGTCTGTTGTAAAAGTCGCCAAGCCAAACGTGGTACCACTTGTTTCCTTTAACATATAATGTGTTCCATACGTTATAGGCCCGGTTCTATCAAAAATATCTTCGGTTTGTGAAAACTCTTTAACAATTTTTATAACTTTGGTTCGGTCTCCTGGGCTCATCCCGCCGCCGGAATTTGATGCCCCGGGGTTGGCTCCGGGTTTTTTTGTGGGACCAGTTGAAGACGCTTTCATTATTGATTCAATATTTCTAATTAAATTGCTAACAAAACTCACCATCAGACTAATGCCTTCAGGTGAACCATTTTTTGGATCTGTTGCCATCATCATACTATCAACAAAATCTACCCTTTCTGCATTTGTAACCCCAAAACTAGGATTATCCGGATCGGAAGCAAATAAAGCAAATGTATCAATAACCTTTGAGATCGAAAAGCGGCGCGCTGAATCGCCAACTAAACTTCCGACTTGATTTGACAAATTTCCAAGTTCATTTTTAAAATCTGGTATAAAATTATTTAATTTTTCATTATAATATTTCTTTTTTGAATACTTGCTCATGCCGATGGCTAAATTATAGTATTCCTTGAAAAGCAAATAAACTGAATTCAATTCTTTTAATCTTCGCTCTACAAATTCAATAGTGCCGTCCTGAATTTGAATTTCAGCATAATATCTGTATAAACCAGATTTTTCTATGGAAATATCAATTCCTGTGTAATGTTTCATAAGAGGGCTGTGATATCTTGCATTATTTGTCTTTATATTTACTCGCCTTATGGCACCATTCGTTCCACCACCGTTTAAATCAGCGACCAGAATTGGAACTTCATTTGAATCCAAGTCTGTGATGCCAAAACCGCCCAAATGAGTGCTGATGTTGTTTAAAGATCCGGGATGAATCTGTTTTCTATAAATTTTCAAAGATTTAATTAACGTTGAACCAAGCGCTTCGCGGATGAGACCCTGATCGGGGGATTCATATATTTTTGAAAATACAGAATTTCTCTTAGCCAATGTCAAGAAATCTATGCCGAAGAAAAATCTACAATTCCCTTCAGAATCTCTGGAATTGAAAAAATTAGAAAAATAAGTATTCTTTCTATTTTTATCTAAATTATCATTATTTAGAATCTTCAACTGCCCTAAGCCAAGTGCCACATTATCATCAAGTTTAAAATTAAAAACTTTCTTTTCAATTTTTTGTGTTGAGCGAAAATCTTGTATTGCTGAATTATCGACAATTTCTTCGAATAAGCGCTTACTGTCTGGCCTATGGGACGAATAAGTCATCCAGCTTCCGTCAGGCATTTGATGCGCTGGTCCAAGCCACATAAGTTTACCACCTGATTCTCCATATTCAAAAAGAACTCTTTTTCTAGTAACAGTTCCACCATCATTTATGACTAGTTGTTGTACCATCGTGCCATAAAACGTCTTTGTTGGATCTATTACGTTAACTAAAAATTTAGGCACACTAACATCATCCAAATATGGGAGAATAAAATAAGACAGATGAGATGGATACAATTTATCAACAGTATAATTTTTAGCAAACGGAATATCATATATAACATGACCATCTGGGCTCGTTTGTTTGTTGAATTTTTTAATAAATTTATTAATATCTGATGTGTTTGTTAGATTTATTAGTCCGGTTTCATAAACCGAAAGAATATCCACGTCCATGCGAGGATTATTTTTGTCTGCAAGATCTAATATTTTTGAGGATCTGTCTGCCATTGGGGTGTTCATTATCTCTTGATAAATACTAACATCTGTAACCTGCATTATTAAAATTTTGTAGTGATCTAAAAATCCTTTTTTAAAAAACCAACTATTCACGATATTTTTATCTTTTGGCACAACTGTTTTTACATTGAAATAAACTTGAGATTTAAGAGAATCTTTTTCTGTTTGAGGAGTTGGTGAACCAATTTCACCCACCCTTCCAAGTCGATCTTGATCAAGGTGGGGGTTAGTGTGTTTCACTATTTTTGGCGGACCTCCTGGACCGATAGATATTTTATCTAAAAAGACCCCGGGTATAGAATCCGCGAAGAAGCTTTTAAGGTTGGTTGTTTCGTTTGTAATAGCCATTAGCAACGATCCTCTAGGTCTTCATCTTCAATATCATAGATATTCCCTGCGAGTGGTTGGGCCACCTCGTCACATTTAAATGGTACATCTTGATCTGAAAGGATATTTTGCCTTTGTCTCACATTTGTGCTTTTGCAATAATAAACAGGGTCTATTTCATCATCAATAGATATATCTAAATAGTATTCAACGTGGTGAGGCTTAATCTCGTTCTCACCATTTTGTTGTAAGTCTGGATTGAAAAAATATAACCTCTCTTCTTTACCTTCCGGATCGACTTTATAAACTTCAACCTCGAAATTTTCTTTCGCAAATTCTGTATTTTTTTCGTCCACTTCTAAAAATATATAATCTGGTTTAATTTCTATAAACGATCCATCAATATATGTCCCAGGAGCGACATCTTCATCCAAAGCGTGCTCCCCCACACCAAAAAAATCATAATCATCATCAACATTCTTTTTTATTGCCATGCCTTCGCCATCAACGAAACTAACATATGTTTCAAAACGTATTGATGATGATAATTGCGGTATCCTTACTGCCGACATGTGAGATGCTGTTATAAAACTTTCTGATCCAGTTAAATTTCCATTTAAATATCTGACATTCCATGCGGGTGCAAAAATGTTTGATATGTCAGAGGTTCCTATAGGCAAGAAAAGACTGTAGTTTTTTTCCGGACCAGGTTGGATTATGCATTTATCTCCCAAATCTCCACATACATCCCCCTCTAAAATATTCCCTGTTATTTGTGTTTCAATACCGCTGAAAACATATTGAGTCTTAAAACGAGGGGAATCCTTTATTCGCAATTCAATATTGTTTTGGGGCTCTTCCGCTCTAGTGGTTTCGGTATCAAGAAATGACCAACGTAGATCATATAAAATATCATCATCGAAAAAAGCATAAAATTCTGGTTTAAACTTTCCTTTTGATAACAAGTGTTTCCCATACTGAGTCAACTTTATGTCCATCACTTCTTCTTTTCTATCAAAAAATTCCATAAGTTATTAACCTCCGCCTCCTGGTTCCGGTGCTTCTCGGATATCAACCTGAGCTTCCATCTTAACCAACTCTATTAATGAAAAGAAATCATATGGCCAATTATAACTATAATCTGGGGTAGTTTTTTCTGAATCTATATCAAATTCAAATTTAAATCTGGAGTCATCTGTAGAGTCTGCAGTTACTGCAAAATAATTCTTCTCTGCTCTTCTCTTAACCTTAAAAACCATCCACTTCATGTCTTCTGGAAATTCTTGAGTACCAAAAAATTCATTCCACCCAGTCCTATGCGAAATTACTGATTCATCTTTTTCCGGTGTCATTGCAATCTTTGGCATAATATTTTGCCATATGTCCTTAAGATCTTCTTTATCGAGAGTATGTTCAAATTCAAATATGTACATCACAAACGGATGAATATCGTAGTTTGTCACAAAATCCATATGTGGAGGAATAACATACTTTTTCATTTTATCAACCATATCATTTATTGACGGGCCGGTGTCGTTGTTGGTTATACCGCTGTTGCTCGGGTGGAAAAATCTTCGTGGGATTTTGAAAAACTGACTAGACATTTTGCTCCATGGGATCCCGGGGCCTACATTACTGGGTGCAAATGGGATTGCAACAATGGCTTCCGAAATAACTTTCGAATCAGCAAGTTTTCCAAGTTTTTTCTTAGATGTTGTTTTTTGCGATGCAAAACCGCAAACTTCTAGTAATGACTGCGTTAGTGGTTGTGGGGGTACCTGATGTACATCTTTAGCCACTTCCAATTGAGTGCGGGATGTGATCACTCTACCAAATCGATAATTTCGGCCTGCCATGGGCGAAATTATCTTGCTTCTTTCTAACAAACCACCCACTGAGGCGATAGTTGGCGGAGGATCGACATCTCTTAAAGACAAATATATACCAGAATTTCTAGCAGGGAGTGTACCAGATTGCATCCACATTCCACGTGTGTAGTATGGCGGAGCAGCTGACGAAAAATTCAAATGTGGTGTTTCAAACTTTGGACTAATAACCCAAATATCATTCGACTCATCAGATGAATCTGCAAACGAGGTTGGTTGCTGAGTATCAGAATAGGTTATCTCTTTAGTTCTGGTTCTTCCAAATAAATTAATTGATGAGTTAACCTGCATTTTACTTACGCCCGCTAACTCAAATTCTCCAGGAACTCTTGCAACATTATCATTCAAAACCGTAGCATTAGCATAACTGGCGCTGCGATTTGGTTCATAAATTGTTTCAATTGTGGCGCCGCGAACAATTTCTTTAATAGAAAACATCTCTGGACCTAGCTGATCTGGTATCATATCTCTATTTTTATGCGGCGTAAATGTGACACGGGCCACTGATTCTCCGTAAAAATAAGGAGGAGTGTAGGGGGCATATGCGGGATCTTGCATATTATCCCACGTGTTATGAGTCTCGTGGTGGGCGCCTGCTGCAGTCCATTGGCATGCCTGTCCATAATGTATTCCTCTAGCGCTACCTGACCATACAGTAGGATAGTCGGCGTTGGTATTTTGATGAAATTTAGCATAAGGACCTTCAAACATAATCATATCTGGCGTCTTGTTCAATACGACATCCATAACATATGTTGTACCAGATGTCATCAAAAATGGACCCTTCTTAGAAGCAAAAGTTGTAAGTCTCTCGTCTTTGAGGAAGAATTTTGGAACTTCAGCCAAGAAATTGTGCATCGCCAAATTATATTTTATATCATGTTCTTTTTTCCAAATTGTATGAAAGTGTGGATTTTGATAAGAAGCCTGTTGACCCATCCAGTGATCAGTCGGCATTACAATCTTTGAAGCGCTTAATATTCCTTGATTAGTTGTGTCTTGTGACCCACCAAGAGTTTCCGGATGTTTGTGTCCCGGAAGATAAATTTCTGGTTGTAACAAAGCTTCAAAAGGTAGGCGATAATTATGAAATGAGCCAGTGGAGGGGTGAACATCATCTGCAGGGATCCCATGAAAGCACTCGGCGTAATTATCATCGTCGGAGTCTGAGATTCCAATTCGGACACCATAAGAAGCGGTTGAAAGAAATCCAGATCCAGAGAATTTTGTATCAGCGGAAGATGAAACATGAACTGAACCGGTAAACATTGGCCAATCAACAGCAATTCCTGATTTAATTGTGTTATACATAATTCCAGGAGCGAAAAATGGCTCGATTAATGTTTGAGTTTGTACAGCTTGAGGCATGCCGTGTGTCCATCCGCCAAGAGCTGATGTTAAGTGAGGTCCAAATGATTCTGAAAAGATGGAACCGAGTTGTAAGCATCTATTTACAGGGTAAAAACCGTTATATGGAAGAAGTTTTTTGATGCCTTTACATCTAAGTGTAATTTTAGAGGTTCTTGTCAGCGTACCTCCAATTCCACCCTCTTGCAAATAATCTTCTTTTATGATATCTACATTTTTAAGAAAATCAGAATGCGAATAAATTTTATAAAAACCCTTATTTGGAATATCGGTTTCTCCAGTTGCACTTTGAGAATGTATCGCGCCATCCAAAGATAAGAATTTGTTATTTTTTGCCAAAAATCCATTGTCTAAATAATATTCCATATGATCAGAGATTCTAAATTCTGGAACAATAGAATAATCTTTACCCATGGGCCTGATGTCATCAGAATACTCTTCATATGAATCATACCATGGCCCTTTGCCCATCTGGGCACTTGCGCTGTATTGTGGCAAGAAATGATAAAAGCCTCGGGCATTAGTGGTGGGCAAACCATTGGCATATTGTGCGCCCGGGAGAATGGCTATAGCACCATCTGAACCAACGTATGTATTCGCATGTGTGATATATTTTGCCCCATAAGATTGATGATACATATATTGTTGAGATGCAGTCAAATGGTCGTTGGTACCGTAATTGGTTGCACTAGAAGCAGTCATTTGAATTTTTGTGCTGCCCCAAAGTTCGCCAACAAGATTTATTTGATTTCGTCCGTCGTGTTCTCCATGGGTCCGGGAGAATCCATCAAGTCCGCCGTCCAAGGGCCACATACTTAAGGCAGCATGCTTAAGGTTACGATATGTTGCAACATGATCTGTTCCGGCGGTAAATTGATTAGCGGTCGTCGGAGAGACGCCGGCAACAGTGACCTGAGAAATATCATTAGTAATAGCAGTATTGCCTGCAGTTCCCGCAAACCCCTGCGTTAAGGTGATAAACTGAGCCCCATCAGCTTCCACGGGGACTGAGGATACTGTTATCGTTCCATTATGGCCATTTGCGTGTTCTATTGCGGCTTTAAGTGCTACCAAATATGCGCGTTGCTTGATTTCAGTACCAGTTAAGTCAACACTCACTGCTACACCGCCGTCCTCGTTGGCGCCGGCGGTACCTACACCGGTATCTGTATTGGCAGAATCACTCAAAACAGTGCCAGTAGCTGTTGCTCCATCTTCCTCCGCGTCAGTGATAACATATCTCTTTGTTGTACCAAGTGCGTCAGTAATTGTAATATGTTCTTTCTCAGACATACCGCTGTCCGCATCGCCGTCAGCAACTATTATTTTTACGGTGGCCAGAGCCCCATTGAAAGGCAAAGACTGCGTGTGGTGAGTTAGTCCAGTAGAAATTACATAACCCATAGAATTAAGTGCTTGTCCATCAGACCTAAGTCTGTTTGGAACTCTATCTCTCCAGAATGATCTAATCAGATCTGCTCTTCTATCCATTCCTTCAGGGCCCGTCCCTGCAGATTCTGAATAGTTTGTTCTACCTCGAGTAATACCCATGAAAGTGTTTTCCTCTCGCGGATAGACTATCTCTCTATAACTCAAATTACGAAATTTTAAAGCTCCAAATTCAATTTCTTCTGTAATTTCGTCATACATTTGTTGATCTTTGTTCGCTGCAAGACCCAACTTTGCATCCAATAATCCACCGCTGATAGGGAAATAAGAAGATTGGTTTCCAAACGTATGTCTTAAAATCACCCTTCTTCCAAATGGGCCAGTTACACCAAGTCCTCCACCTTCGGAGGCTTCGGCGGATGTGGGCGAGACAACATGCGTAAGTGGCTTATATTTACTCGTTACGGGAGACATTTGATAATGAGAGGGATTTTGATTACGCTCTGCATATCTCATAACTTGATCTCTCGTTGCGTCTTCCGCTCCTGGTGAAGCATTTAAGACGTTTGGGATGGCGGTTTTCTCGCCGGCGTGATGAGTTTTAAATCCTCTCTTTGTGCGCTCTCTTAGTTCGTCCTGTCTTCCCCAGGTAATGGATAGGATATTTTGTTTTTTATGATATCGCGCAACTGGATGATCGCCAGTTCTAATTTGTTTCCATGTCGGATATCCGAATACCCCTCCCCTGTTCAGAAGGATGGCATTTAGAGCCTTGGGTGCGCCGGCGGCGCCAACTGTATGTTCCGCTCTAATATAACCCGATGAAGCAGAATATAAATTTCCCGGGGTATTAAGAATTGGGAAACCAAGTTGATTCGTTGACGAAGTAATGTGTTCGGCAACAATTGTGTTCATTCCAACAAAATCTATTGGAAAATAATGTTTGAAATCATAATCTATGCCAAAAATTATATGCTGCGACGCATTTCCTGGCACATCACCTGATTTGTAAGCTCGCTGATGACTGGCGCTTGTAAATATAATTTCAGTTGAAGCCCCGCCTGCATTTGACCAGTTTGGCTGTTGATAACCATATGGCACAAAAGTTCCTCCCAAGCAAGATTGTGTAGGCTGATTGCCTAACACATGCGCCATCCTAAATGTAGTTTCTCCGTTGTTTCCAGATATCGTAACTGCAACGGCAGAAGCCGTGATCCAAGCGTACTGTAAATCACTTTGCGGAATTGGGTGTTGCAAAAACCAGTTATCGTAAAGAACCGATGAAGAATCAATTGGATAAGATACTGCAAGTGTCGCTGTCGAACCAGAGGCTTCTTCATGATATCTAATCATACGGCGGGGGTTTCTATTAACTTTATGATAAGAGCCCGTGATAAGATCATAACTTATTGCAAGCGAACTTGTAGGAAGAGCTTTCCCTTGTGTTCCGTCCGCTAATACAGAAAACCATGGTTCAAGCGTGGCGTTGTCTAAAGAAGCGCTTCGAAGACCAAATTTCTCACTATGTTGTCTATAAAATTCATCGAGAGGTGCTCTTACAGACATGTTTCTCCATGGCAAAGCATTGTAGACTGCAAACTCTTCAGCTGAATGATCTAAAGCGCCTCTCGACATAACTTCGGCTCCTCCGGGAGCAGAAAAATGTTCGGCTATAACTGATTTAGTTCTCGTATCTTCTTTGATATGAGCGTATTCGGATAGGGTCGTGCCGTCTGCTGCGAGGCCGGCGTCTCCACGATTGAAAGCGTATGATGATCTGTCTCTAAGATTGCGTTCTTTAATCCCTCCAACCATGCCTAAAACGGCTCCGGGGAAGCCAGGATCACATGGTAATTCGGGTTCCGGACCAGCTCCGGAGGTTACAGTCCGCCACCATAAATTATTTACATGTCTACCAGATGTTTGTAGAACTTGGTAATTTCTTTGATAATTTCCAATTTTTGTAACTTCAGCATTATAGCTCGCGGAGTTTTTCCAAGAGCTTGTAGCATACAAAACATTAGCAATATTTACTGGACGTTTCGCTCCTCTCCACCTAGTTCCTCGCGGCAAGATTGGAGTAAGAGCATTCGTATAATTATGATCCGCAGGTATAACTTCGACTGTTCCAGTGAACGGAGTGTCTGATGTGCCAATAAAAGAACCAGTTATTTTCTCGGCTTCATCAAGGATTCGAAGCCGGAAGCCTTCTGGACGGGCGAGTCTAGCGGAGGTAGATTTCGAATCATCTCCATCTAAAATTCTCGCATTAGCTCCGCCAACTATATTCAAGTCGACATGTCTATATTGTACTCCGCCAACATATTTTTCTGTGAATGGCCCCTGTAGGGTAGCGCCATACGTTGTTTTTAAAGGAATATCATTATGGAGATCTGTAATTTCTAAACCACGACTACTAGAATGTAAGTTGAACGGAACTGCTATATCGCCATCAATTATATGTCCGTAATCTGAAGTGTCATTTTTGTTTCTTACAGCAAACCTTGTCTTTCTTTTTCCAGTTTGTAACCCTTCGTATCCGGCGTCTTGCGGGCGGCGTTGCTCAAAAGGCGCATCATTGATGGTTTTCTGCTTTCTATCGAAATAGTTACCCGATACAAAATTGCTTGCTGAGATTTCAAGAAGATTTGACTGAAATGGCTCTAAGGCTGTTTTAGAATAACAATTATATTTTGCAGTATAGTCGTATCCCCTATCGGACTGTTTATATTCTAAAGCGTAAAGCTTGGTGAAATTTCTTTTTTCATAGTCATTGCCAGAGACTCTTGTCGTATAAATTCGTTTAAACGTATCTCTTTGCGTGTTTTGGTGTTCTGTGGAAGAACTATGTGCCCCGAGCCCGGGCTCGCCGGCTTGGGCTCTCTCTTTCCACCAAAATGGATTTTCGTCTTGACTGAGGCCAAGCGGAGGATGACCGTTCGACCAAGAATATTTTTGTTCACCATATCCCTTAATTCCTTGAGCAGAAATATCGCCATGGTTATCTAATGTTGGAAACTTATGCACATATTTATTTCTTTCCAAGACGTGACTTTCAATAACTGTCCTTATAGAAGGTGAAACGTCCGCTGAAAGTGGGAAGATTTGTTGGATCATGTCCGTAAGCGCGCCGTCAATCCACTTGTAATAATCTACATATTTCTCTAAGTCTGGCGTATTGCTAACTTTCTCGAAGAATATTCCTCTTAACTTATCTATTGCTTTGTATGATTGGCGGTATTTGTGAACTGGTTCGCCAATAAGATTGTGAAAGTCTTTAATTGAAGCAAAAATATTTAACATTTCTTCCGAAACTGTAGCATAAGGACTCTTCTCTATTGACATATAATAGTTTATTGGTCGCGACTCATATGTAAAGTTAACATCGTCTTGATCCCGGATTTCTACCATATCAGAACTAGCAATGGTTTCTATAGGTAATTGTTTTGCGGAAGCGACATAATGCGTGTCAAGCGACGCAGTTGTACTGGCTAAGAAGAATTCGCCTTTTCCAGGGTGATGTCTTTCTATATAATTGGAAAGAAATCCGAATGATCCTGCTACGCCTAATTCTGCAACGGTTGCAGAGCCCGATGATCGATCTTCAACAATAAATTCTCCACTTGAATCCGATCCGGTTAATTTTGAAAAATCCCAATGGATCGCAAGAGTTCTTGTTTCTGGGATATTTTTCCCAAACATCTGATTATTTGCATTCTGAAATAAGTAAGCACTTCTAAGTGGGTGTTCCGTACCGTAATTGTCCGGATCTTTAGCGTGAGCTTTGATAGCATCGTTTGAAAGATTGTGCAACCAATATCTAAATGAGCCAATTTTCACATTAGACTTGACGTCTACGGCACCCGTGAAATTTGTTCTATGGGCTCCAATATAAAATCTTTTTGGCGCATCTACCCAATCATGATATTTACTAAGAATATATGAAGAACTTACTTCAAATTCATTATAAATATGAGTATGATCAGCGTGGACTCCATAAAATTCAATCGAACCAGATGTGGCCACGCTCCTAGTTTGACCATGGTCGCCACTTCCACTTACTCCACTAGCCCATGGGTACGCTCCGGGCTTTACTCTCACTGCTAAATTCCATTTTTGATTGTCGTAAACATCAGAAAACAAAGGTGAAGTAAGGTCTATGCCAAAATAACTTGACGTCGCTCTGAAATAAACATGTGGTGTGAGGTTATCTTTTTTTACAGCGTACACTTGTATTGAGGCGCTATCTGGAGAACCCCAAGTTGTGTCATTCTGAGTGGTCTGCGCTGCAGCTCCAGAAGATATGGCCTCGTGTACACCGAACAAAGAACATGATGTCAAAGGTAAAACATTAAAGTGAGGGTTATTGTCTAAAAATTTCGGGAAAATAATTTCCGCTTGAAACGTATGCGCAGTACCGCTCAATATTTGATTTTGGCCGGCTCCAGATATAAAGGAAACAGAATTCCCAACTGTGCTAGAACTCATTTGATAAACTGTGGCGCCGGCGTGACTAGCATTAAAGAAATTGGCATACTTCTTTGCTTTGGATGAGTTTCTATAGTTGTCTTTTATTTCATATGTTACATTGTTCGCATAAATATTTAATTTAATCAAATCATCATCAACGCCAAAACATCTAATTAAGTTTCTGAATGCTTTTTCTGTACCTTTTGATTTGTAAATGTAGTTTAAATTATTATATATATTTTGATAAATAAGGTTTTTAACATCATTTATGTCTTCGGAGAATAGTCTTTCATCATTTTGTAAAGAAAATTGTTCAACAACCGATGCGTCTGCAAATATTTCTGGCGCTACAAACCCGACTGAAGATAACATATTAGCTGCCCATGGGGGAGCTTTGAGGCTACTTGTGATATTTTGATAAACCGGATGTCCAATTTCAGGGAGAGATTTTATCTGTAACGCGAGAGTGTCAAAATAGCTCGACATAATTTGAGTTAACTTTAATAAGTGTTGCGCGTAATCAAAATCACTTGATCTAATCCACTCCGGCATAGTGTGGTACATAGAAGAAGGATTTTGCCCATCAAACCATCTTCCGTCACGGCTTTTAGAATGCCAAAGATCACTAACGTCTGGATGGTGAGAATAAATAATCGGATCTCTAAATTCGCTTGACGCTACACTTGCAGATACAATTGCAGAACCAGTGTTTCGCGATGGGGCAGTACTTCCTGAATATCCTGTCCATGCACCATTAGAAACCCTTCCAGAGTAATCTAGAGCCCTATTATCGATACTGGATGTTGTTGTTACCCCTTCGTTAAATTTGTAATAAACTCCCAGTTGCGTATTGGCATCATCGGTGTTAGCACCTCCGTAAACTTGCGTAAAATAATTTTTACCTATTTGTTCCGCATCTCTTGCCTCTTTCCAATATCTAAATTCATCGAGTGAGGCCGAAAGTTTTCCCCAGCCAAACATATGAGAATTAGCTTTTGTATTTAAAATTCCAACTTCTTTAAGAAGGGCCCCCTGTGACGCTGACGGAGCAGCTGCAAGGGCGCCTAAGTTCGCTATCAAATTGCCACTGACATATCCAACAGTACTGCCGCTCTGAATTTGATGATTTTGCTCTCCGTCGACATATAAGGTGGCTTGAATTTTAGTTCCTCTATTCTCAAACACAAAAGCATAATGATGCCATGCGTTATCAGCAACAGTTGATGTTGTTACTCCAGAACCAATTGACGCCGATGCAATACCAGTTGTTCCTGACATATAGGTAACATAAAAAGGAGAATCACTGGTTGTTGCTCCGCCATGGCCAGACATTTCAATTGTCAGTCTTCCATAATCGGCGCTTGAAGAAATCGATGCTGTCGTGTATACATCTAAAATAACTTCTTTTTCAGTTTTGGCGGCATCGAAATCTGCCTTTTTCATCCAAAATTCCACCGTATTGCCGTCACTTCCGCCTATTTTAAGATTAGATTCGCGATTTTTTGATAATTTGTAGACATTTGGCTCTCCAGTTTTAAAATTACCACTTACATCAGGGTTTGGACCACCTTTAATAAAAATATATTCATATGAAGCAGATGCGGGAGCACCATAGCCATAATTGTGCATAACGGCACGAGCTGCCGAGCCGGCGCTGGTGTCGTCGGCATGGCCATAAGTGTTCGACATCGTAACTTTGGTGCCCCAACCTGTGGATCCGCCGCCTTCCGCGACTGTGCCTAAATTTATGTACCCAGTTGTACGTGGGTATTCGTTTTCAAAAAGAAACAAGTCCAAATAAGATGAACTATTCACCCATGCTGTCTTCTCATAACGAGAGCCATCGTATGGGTAAGTCTTCCACACTCTCTTTATAGATTGTTCATAATATTCTTCAGCCGAACCGAATCTTACAAAATTACTAGCTGTTGAAAAATCGACATTTGGTAAAAATCTTTGTCTTTTTACATGTTGAGCTTCCATAAAGTCGCCAGACTCTACTTTTTTCCCAATTTTATCCATCGAACTCATCGATAGATAGGAATTATTTTTAAAATAATCTTTAGTACTCATGTTTATTCAACTCTAAATTTAAATATATTCGGCTGTTCGTGATACTGACCATTCACATAGTATGAAAATCTAAAACCATACGAATATCCATTCTCTAACATAGACATGTCAAAATCAAAATAATTCCCAGAAACATCAAATGATAATCTAGTATAGTTTAAATTGTCGGAACCCGTACCATATTGTACAACATCTAAATTATCTACTTCTCTAAAAATCTTATAATAAGCATCTTCGATAATCTTTGTGTCTACCTGAGTTGTTGCCTTAACATATAGGTTTGGATTCCAATTCTTTTCGCGAATGAAAAGCCTAAGCTTTGGCTCTTCTTTGCGATTGTAAGACGGTTTCAAGTTTGTTATTTTAGTAACATATTCTGGCGTTGGATTTATAATTGACGCACTAGTTTGTATTGGATCGAACGCCCCTGTGTGATAGACAGTCAAACTACCCAAAGCTGTACCCGCAGAGCCACTATACCACCGATCATAAACTACGCTCGCTGTAGTTTTGAGGGCAAAAGAAGCTGAGTATGTTCCGGAAGCGATCCAGCCGCCTGTTATAAGATTTTCATTTCCGAGATTTCTTTGAAGACCACTTCCGCTTCCAACCAAGTTATATACGGAAGCCGTTGTAAATTGATCCCCTCCGGAAGCAGAGGTATACAAACCAACATAGACTGGATCATATTTTCCGATATCTGGAAGATCTTTAAGTTGACCTCTGATATAATTGTATAAATATATTGTATTTAAATTATCTAAAACGCCCATTAATGAGCTGCTTGAATAAAAATTGCCCCTGTCATCTTTTGTCGACGAATCCCAACGAGCTTCAATATGCGGCCTCTTAAAGAAAAACTCTGAACCACTAGCAAAGAATTTTTTAGTATAATAAGATCTTTGCGCGCCATCGGTATTGTGAAGAATGGAGCCGGTTGTTGCCCCTGTCGAACTAGAAAAATAAGATTCTTGACTACTAGTGAAGTATACACCGACTCCAAAATTTTCCTTTCCGCCGACTGCATGTTGCGGACCGCCTTGCAACCATTGTTCCACCAAGGTGGTTATATCTGTTTCTAAATCTTCGGCGCCTTCAGCAAAGGAAACAGTATTAATTGGACTCGCGTGAAATTTTCCACCCTTCGTCGCCCAGGAATAGCTGGCGGACGCGTTAACCCAATTGGCTCCAGTGCCGCCCCTTGTCTCATCAGAATATTCATCCATATCAAGGCCTATACCCTCTTCCCATGATTGTGAAATAGGGGCCACTACCAATTTGAAATCTTCAGGCAATGTAAAAGGGTGGCGGGCGTTGAACATTCTCATATAAAAATTAACCGAACCACTTACAGGAAGAGAACCTGAATTTCTCGAGGCAGAAATTTCAGATACAGGAAACTTTATTAATATTCTAGAAAGCTCTGCCGAACCTGACGATGCATCGGTATATTGTCCGGGCGCGCCCTGGCCATAAATTGAAAACGTCTCTAAGGCATCCGCTTTTCCCATATTGGAGCCAGTTGCTCTACTGTTCTCAGATAAGCCTGGCTTGTATGCATTTGTAATAGTTGTATCTTGATCCGCAAAAAATCTTTTTATAGCCATTTATTTAATTGCCCCTCTAATGTCTTTCAGAGGATACTTAATTTCTAAAATATGATCTTCGGGGACTTGCAAAGTTGTCCCATCTGCAGATAAATGTCTCTTAATATTTATAGAAACATCAGAGTAATCCCCTCCTGTAAAATTGACGAATCTTACATCCAGAGCATCTACGGCACCCCTTGTGCCATTTAATACTTTATATGCGTCTGTTACATACATGGGTTCTCCAATATCAAGTTTTTCTCCATAGAAAGATCGTAACCTAGCCGATGCTCTTTCCAAAACATCAAATTTGTTTGCTGCAGCTGCAACCAATAATTTAAATTCAAGCCCAATATTAACAATCTTGGCGTCTAAGATATCAATCGTATCATTAATCATTTTATACCTATTAAGCCACATTTTTAAATTTTGTTTCAAAACTCCATTTTTTTCGCCGGATTTTAGAAAGTTGCCATCTGCATCTTGTGAAACCACATATATATTCAAATTTCGCTTAAACGAATCATGATCTTGCATAACGTTGCATCTTTTTATGGCTCCAAACTCAGAAGGCATATTATAAATTAAACTTTTATAATCTTGTTTTGTGACGGCTCTATTTTGTGATGCATAATTATCTTTAATTCTTTGTTTGAGTTCGGGCAACGATAAGTCGGGAGGGCTTCCGATAATTTGTTCCTCATTATTAACATCAAGACTCTCTATAACCGCTCGTTGTTTTGCTATATCTAAGTCCAGGGCGTCTTCAAAATCAAACAAGGCCTTGATTACCTGAGTGACCGACCCGGCGCCGGCGAATGCATCAGCGGCAGTATTTTTTCTATACACCACAGTCAAAGTTGTGTTTGAAGGAGCTATTCCAAATTTATCAGTTGCAATCAGGTTCGCTGGATCAAAAGACTTGTCTGATATGTAATCTTTTCCGTGCAACTGTAAAATAACTTTGCTAGGGTCTGCAACTGACTCTGAATACAATTCAGAATCTGAACCATAACCAAATTGTAAGAATGTTCTATTCTGTTCATGTTCTACCACAAATCTTCTGGGTACAAAAACAGGTTTCATTATTGCGGAAGCTATATTATTATCTGTGCCTCTATTTGGTACCGGGCTGTATAATACATTTTGAGAAAGATACTCGACTTCATAATACGCATGTCCTTCTGCATCATATACAGAAATTACGTCTGTTATACTTGGCGAACTAAGTTCCAGTCTGAGAAACTTTTGAAAATCATTAACAGTGATAAGTTCTTGATATGCTTTGCCAGAAATCACCTGGCCGGATGCTCTTATTGCAAATTCTGTTGGGGCACCCGTTTCAGAATTCGCTTTCGCAACCACAACTTGATGTTCCGAAAGAGAAAAATCAACATTTTTGGTCAAAGTAAATATTGAACCGTTGCTTCCAACAAATTCCGTTCCTTTTTTCAAAATAGGCATGTAATCTGAATCAGGGCCAGTGCCGTTGGTGTTCGAGGGTACCAGCACATATAGATCAACTATACCTTGTGAAGCGTACCCTGAACGGAATTTATAACCCATCATCTTTCCCAGTCGCACAACATTATCAAACTCATAAGCTGTGTCAATAAATGTTTCGTTTGCTTGATAGTCCAAGTAAAATGATAGAATGTCGCCAATATAAGCTACAGTGTCAAGCATTAATGCTCCGAAGGATGCATCATTAAAATCTTTAAAAGTTTCCGGATAATATCTTTTTGCATATTCAACTAAATCATCTTTAATTGATTGATAATCCCTACTGGTGTATTTTATCGACGTAAGTTTTTTTGACATAACCAACTATCCTCTTTTGAATAATTAGTCCTCTTCTAAAGATATATCTAGTTGATCTTGTAAATTTAGAGGCAAAACGGAATATGTTATGGACATGTAAAAACTATTTCCGTCGACTTCATATTGATTAAGGCCTGGTGGTGAAAAATAAATGTCATGAATTTCTAAAAAAGGCATATAGCGCTCTGTTTGTTTCAAGATTTCCGACTCTACCGAGGAACGCAGAGCGTCGTCATCTTGTTCAAACAAAAAACTATACAAACCGACACCAAAATCTGGATCCATCATTCTTTCTCCACGGACTGTCAATATCAAGTTTCTAAAATTTTGTTTTACTGCGTCTGCATAGGTTTTATTAAGTTTATACCCAAACGTCCCTATGGTTAGTGGTATATACGGTGATATTCCCGCGAATTCAGCCATTTTTTAATTCTCCAAATTATAATATACTAATTAGAGGTCAGGCCGGATAATCGCCGCCGCTGCCTCCAGACTTTCCTCCAGATCCACCAGATCCTCCGCCAGAATCTCCTGATCCGGCTCAGGAATCATCGGAGTCGTCGTCACTAATCCCAAATATCGCCATCGAATTTTCTACTGTCTCCATGACGCCAGCAATGGCGTCTTTTGCCTGCTCAGCTTTTTCCTCCTGCGCCGCTTTGAGGGCGGCCATGGTGGCGGCCAGTTTTTCGTCAGCGAGGTCATTTTCGGACAACATATTCATGATGATAGCGCGCGTTTTGTTTTGGGCGAGGAGTTCCTCCATATCTAGATGCCCCTTATCTGCTACACTCATAAGTTGCGAAAGAATAGAAGAAGTTTTATGAAATGGATTCTCAAAGTCTGGAATATTTTTGCTATAGTTAAAAATATTATAAATTCCAATCATTCCCAACATTCGCTTCAGTGGGAAGACGTATTCAAACAATACTTTAAAATTGTCGTTTTGTTTCATCTGTGCCCAAAGCTGTTTTTGAACAGTTCCGCCGGCGCCTGGTATTGTTGTGTAATTAATATCTGATACTGTTCCCTCTGCTGGTTGCTCGATCTCAAATACAGGAATAGAAAATATTTCATATTGTTCTGAAATTTCTTCGGATAGGGCCATACTTGTACCCTCTGGCGCGAAAACCTCAAGTCCAAAATCTACCGGAACTTCTTTCATGTAAAATGCTTTCATCTCTTTTATTCTTTTAAGCTGAGAGGTGTGAGCTGGAAGGTTTATTATTACTTCCGAATCTTCAACAACATCCCCACTTGTTTTATCATATTCAAGGAGGGTACCTTGATCTTCGTGGCGCGCGGAAGCCAAGGCCGGTTGGGCATAGAATTTAATCTCTTTTTTTATCTTGTCTAGACGATGATTCTCTGAATGGTTTGAAAAGACATATGAGAGTCGGAGTCCATATTTGAGTTCTTCTGCATATTCTTGTATTGGAACCTCCACAAGATCTTGAGCCCACTCCTCTAAAACCGCAGGGGCGCTCACTTTATGCTCCGGTGGGACAAGAAGCTCCAAGGGGCTCAACCCCCCTAATGTATTCGGATCGAAGACACCTTCTTGATCCGCTGGTATTTGTTTAATGACAGGGGAGCCATTTTTGTAATAATTCAGGGCATGAAAAAGATCGGTGCCAAAAAATAGACCATGAATATCATTATGGTGATCACCTTCGCCTTGTGACGCGTCCACCTCTTGAAAGACCGTCTCTCCCCCGACTGATCCCCAGCCGCCCAGCACACCGCCAACTATATGTTTGATCTCCTTCCAATATGGGCCTGCTACATAATCAAAACTTCCCAAAAGTGTACCTAAAAATCTATTATTGAATCTTCCAGTGGGGCGTTCCCCTGACGCGATATTATTAACAGGAAGCCCAGTTGCATCGAAACCGCCCCATTGCCACGAGTCGTGGTCGGCTTCGCTTTCATAGAAATAAAGATCGGATTCGTTATCGTGTTTTTTCCCGGGAACTTTAGGCTCACTCTCTATTTCGCGAGACACATACCCGCCCCTTGGGCCAATAATATCAGCTTTTGTATGAAAGAGGCCATACACTTGTCCTTCAGGAACCATATCTCTTAATTCTTGTTCTGTGAATAATGTTTGACCCCCTTCGGAGATCAGGCCTCCATAATAAGTGATTCGAGGCCATGCATCTGCGCCGAATGCGGTATCTTTTTCATCATGCCATAAAGTTTTCGGCGTGTCGGTGGACCAATCTATCACTATTGCATAGCCAGATTCGTCGGTTCCCGGTTTTCGGTGCATCATATGCGCATTCCAGTCGTTGGTAGATAGCTCATAAGGATCTATATAAAACGAACTATAATCAATATTGGGAAATTGCGTTATCATTTTCATGATATGAAGTTTATAGGCTTTCATGCCCCCCTCTGTATTCATTTGTGCTGTGGTAGGTACCATTCGGGTCATCATATTATTATATGTATATCTCGTATAATATCTAAATGCAATTCTAATCAAGTCTTTTTCCGGAATCCAATCTTCAGCAAATTCTTCATAAAGCGGGTCGGGTGCCTTCAGCGAGAATGCGCCTTGCCCGATGATTGTCCCGGACCAATCCTTCAACGGGTGCCTCGCCGGGCGGTAACCGGTGCCGGCGTAGTTGGCTACATTATTTCTACCATACCATCTAGTTACAAACTCCGGTAAGGCGTCATCAACTTTTCTACCTTTTGGCCTATCCGATTTCCATGGTGGTACAATATAATCTTTGTTAATTCTTCTGTTTAGGCTTTTGTCTATATAAGCTCTTGCATCTTCAGTTTTATGGACTTCATACACATCATAAACTGTATGCCACATTATTCCAGCGTTGCCCCTAGAGTGGTCCCAGCGGCTAGAATAGCCTCGCGCATCTTCATTGCCATGGGATTTTTTTAAGCAATTCATTGTTTCCATAAGTGCTATCTGTCTTTGGACTTCTACCGCTCTTAAAATTTTGGCACCTTCGGCGCCGCCTAGCGCGACGCCTTCGCGAGCTTTTTCTACTAAAGCTTTTTTAAATTTTACCGGATTAAGTGATTGTTGCCAATCAAAAACAGAAGGGTCTTCAAACAAAGGGCGTTTAGTATCTTGGTTGACTTCAAAAAGATCTTCATATACCTCTGTAAATTCGCCCGGGCTGAGATAGGCGTCTGTTTGGCCGGGTCTTCCTTTATACTCTAATGGGAATTTTTTTAGCTTAGCAATAAAACTCTCTATATTTTTTTGTTTTTGCTCGTTTCCCTCCACCTTCAATATATCCGTTAATTTTTCTGTGAGTTTTTCATATTCATTAAATTTTATTCGAATATATTTTTCCAAAATAAAGCCAGATCTATTTTGTTTCATTGAACCTAATTCATTAGCACGATCATATAGTCTAGGCTCAGTATAAAGATGTTGATAATATTTGTGCACTATGTCCTCGCCGGCGTGATGGACCAAAATACCTTCTCCTGGCCAAAGTGGAGCCGTGGGATCGTCGCCCATAATTGGATGATGATCGACATTCCTCTTCTTGCAAAACTGAGATGTTCTTGGTACACTGTAAACTTTAGGACCAGCAATCATAATTGTCAAATCGTTTGTCGCATCAGAAGCTTGAGAAGTGTCAAAAACCCCAGACAAAACACCATTCAATTCAAAAGCTAATTCCGAGACCATTTCATTTATAGTAATTGTGCTGTTTCCATATTCTTTCACAATGGTGTCAAACATGTATTCGTTCGAACTAATCACGTTGGCAAGAAACGATTGCATAATATCTTCAGAAATAATATCACTAATTTTGAAGGTGCCTGTAACCAAAACCATTTTAAGTGCTTGATCAATAATATACAACTTAATCATCGCCTTAATTGCAGCAGGGCCATAATTTGAATCTTTTTCCCATTTATCTACGCCTTTGCGGGCCGGCGGCCATTGAACAAAAGTCTTAACAACGTCCGGTATACCTTTTTCAGATTCAGAAGCGAACTTCTTCCATTGTTCTAGCGCGCCTTTTTTAACTTTTGCCAAATCATACATATTCGTACCCACTAAACTAATTTCAAAAGTTTCAAAACTAGTTTCAATAACCTTAAGCATGTGTCTAAGTGTTACTCGAAATGCATCGCCATACAATCTGTATGCACCATATTTATCAACTTGCTGTTTAATCATCGCATAAATTGGGCCGCCATCAGAGGCATCAGGATAAGCAAGGTTAGAAGATTGTATAACATTCGCAAGAATTTTTCTATATACTTGAGGTGCCAACGGACGATTTTTATTATAGCCTGCTAGATCTACCGGAGACATTTTATATATCCCATCTGGATCCATCAAAATTTTTCTGGCCTTTGCAATATGACGTTTTCTTTCCTTTTCTCCTGTATCTTCGGCCGGGAATGGCGATGGTTCAGAAATTTTTATATGATTGTTATTTTCGTATTCTACAATTTGATCTGGTCCATTTGATGATACGCCAGCCATCCGCACTTGGTATCGATCATTCAAGCATCCTGAGCCGGGGGAGCCCGGGCCAAACTCACCACCAATGTCATCAGCATGTGGTGGTAACATAGTATACACAACCTCTAGTATAGAAGGCTTCGACAATTCTTTAAGGGCTTCATCACAATGGTAGGTACTCCATGGTGTTGGACGATCAGATCTTCGAAAAGATACAGCCTTGCCAGTGTCCGGATCAACTGTCGATGGAATATCAAGTATATCGCCGCCAAATCTATTGCCTAGATCTTCCAACACATTATCACCAGTATAATACGCGTCTTCTTCCCACCACCACATGCCTGTGGGGCCGTGTTTTTGTTTTTTCTCTACGTATGCACGCTCGTAAACAACTTTTATCTTTCCCGGAGGATCAGTGTTAACTGATTCCAAATAGACAAACTCGCCATAATCCGTACCATTGTGATGGTATCCTCCTAGTTTTTTTATTCCTCTTTTATAATATTTGAATGCCTCTATTAAATGGAAACCTAAAAGTGGCGGTTCATGGAGTCCCAAAATTTTCTTATCCTCACCAATATCCCAATTCCAAGTTAAGAGTTGTACAGCCGCTTTTATTGGCTTTCCCGTAGCCCATTCCGCTGGTGGGCGGTCTCTCCATCTATCATCAGGGCCTATTACTCCAGGCCATTTTTTATCTTGAGTTCTACTAGCTAGCTTTTCAACAACTTTTGTCCACGTATTGATTTTGTCATAGATGGATTTGCCTGGCGCAGTGAGGGTACCAGCTGTTCGCGACCCATAAGAATGACGTGGAAGTTTAGCATCAGAGTTTCCACGAGCGACGTCTGCGCCCCGGAATACAGCTGTGTTTTCACCAAGTGCTAAATTCCAATCTTGTTCACTTAATTCTAATGGGTCTTTAGCAAATGATGAAAAATGGTCCGGGCGGTCGGCTTTCAACCTTAATTTTGTCTCATCTGCTAGTTCAGTAGTTTTCCCTGTGTAATCATTATATCTTGTGTAATATCTAAATGCAATTCTAGCCAAATCATCCTGCTCATCGGAAGTTAAGTTTTCCAATGCCGCGACATAATTGTCATATCTTGTAATATTATTTCGCCCCCAATGGTCCGACTTTGAGTCCCAACTATACCTATAGTTTGCCCACCTGCTTGCAAACAGATTTTTACCGGCCCGTTCTTTTGTGTCGGTAAGATACCGGCCGGATACCATAAATTCTTCAAGGCCATTATACCATTCCCATTCTCTTTTTCTTACAGAAACGGGGGCGCCGGATTTTCCTTTATAGTTGTCAGCAAAATAAGTATAGCGCTCTGGGGAGTGGGGTCCGTGCGTTGCAAGGTCTTGTTGACTTTCATCCGTGCCATCACCAAAAGTTGTTTTATCTACTAAAACATTATGTACAAAATCTTGCTTCAGGGCATTTATCAATTTTCTCATTAAACTTGTCTGTCTTTTAATTGATGCACAAATAGACGCATTTGAACCATATGGAGAATTAACGTTGGCTTCAACCTTTAGTATATAATTATGGTTTCTGTTCAATTTTTCTGGTTCATAAGCGCCAAACAACTTTTGCTCACCGAGGGCTGCGTTTTCTTGCCTCATCTTTTCTAGAAAGTCTTCACTCAACGCTATACTAGAATAATTTTGAACCTCTGCTTTAAACATCGCCTCGGCGGCGGCGTATGCCCCGTCAATCGCTGCTCGAGCGCCAGGTTCAAGGCTCATAATTTTAGCTTCCATTACGCCCGCATTGGAAGAGGGATCAGAGATTCTTGCGCTGCCTCCCTCGATCATGACATCAAGCATATCACTAATAACTCTTCCTTGCTCTTTTTTACGCAAAACAAGTTGCTGCGCTATTTTTTTGGTCGACATACCTGAAGCCCTATATTTTTTAATGAGGGCGATATCTCTTGAAGTTAATTCTCCAAGCTCACACAAATCATCATAACTTGGAATATCGAAGACCGGCTCATCACATATAGAGGTATCTACTAATTTACTAGTTTTATCGAAAAAGTCTATAACCCTGCTTCTCTCTGATAATTTTTTAGCCATGTAAGGGAATTCTGATTCTTTCTTCTCGGAAAACTTGATTACTTTATCAATTACATTCTTTGTTGTTTCGGTTTTATCTTTTAATGCCTCCGTCAACAATATACAAATCTCATCTCTCGTTAGAGACGCATATAGTTGTGTAAGAAAATCACCCTCCCCTCCTGTCAAATTACTAAGCGCTTCTCTTTTTTCAGATGGAAAATCATCTTCAGTGCCGAGTTCTAAGTTGAAAGATGCATCATCTTCGGCACAATATTCTAGGATTGCCCAAATGGCTTCTTTAACAGGCAGGGCTACGTATTTGAAAATTTGTTCCATTAACCATTGTTCTGCCCTTCTTTGTGCAATTTTCAACAGATAATCAAGAATTCCCTCAAGAAGAGATTGTCGTTCCGGAACTTTTATCGATTGTCTACAAGGATCTTTTTTTGGAACTTTTGGATTTTTGAAGATGTCTTCTTTGTCCTTCTTTTTCATCCTTTTTATAAGATTCCAAAGTGCTGCGATACCAGCAAACGGTCCAAAAGCTATAATTTCACAAAGCCATCTTTTTGTGTCAGTATCGGTTCTGCTCATAAACTGATCAATTGCTGCAGAGCCAGTGGTGGCTCCACCCGGACCAACGTTATCTGCAATCGCTCTTCTTAGTTCAGCAGTAACTAATCTTGGACTAACTCCAACAAACTCTCCTACAGGGCCAAAACTTCCATCATCCAAAAATTCAACCAACTTGTTTAGGCCGCCATCTGTACTGTCATTAATTTGTTTGAGAAGTTTCTTACACATCATATTAATCAAATCATCTAGTGAATAACCTAAACCCATACATACCATCATCTCCGCAATAAGAGTTGGCAGATCGATACTATTTAACACAAAAGCGTATAAGTCATGTAAATTTCTAATTCTATCTGGATTTTTAGGAAGACTTTGAAAAACCAAATCGCCCACATAATCACTTGCCTTCATGTTTTTTCGATCAAGAATATACTGAACGGATGCGTCTGAAAAGAACTCTTCTTCGGATAAAGAATCAAATTTTGTTTTTAATGCTACCCAATCTTTTTTCCACTTTTTCGCACCCAACAATATCTCCGCCACATTTGGCTCTTCGCCTTCTTTTCTTAGTGTATTGGCTTCTTTAACAGGAAGGGGGCGGACGTGCTTTTTTACAAATTCATCTAGAGTTGGCGCATCTTCATTTTTTGCCAAAGGTGAGAGATTACAATTAAGGCCTGCCATGGCCCCGGGGCCGCCTGGAGCGGAAAGGAAATCTGAACTAAGGCCATAACTTGATATGAGTATATCAGTTATTTGTTTTAGTGCTCTAACAAAATGAAGCGTTCGCGGTCTATCAAATGGATAACTAGGGGCATAATACCCCTGTAATTGAGAGGCGCCCCATCCGTCCATTCCGGATAAAGACATGGGACCATTATCGTACTCCGTGTTCGGATTATAAGTTCTAGGGCCTATTTTTCGACCAAGGATACCTCCGGGACCATATATCCCCTTTGTTAAAGGAATCAGATCGCGGTCTGCCCATGCTTTTTGTGATCTGTCTAGATTACCTTGAGCCATGGCAATATAGTCAATAAGTGGTACTTCTTGCTCACCTTCTGGTGTTCGGCTATCTTGCGGCATCGCCAAAAAGGCTAGCTTTGGACCTGCATTAAATCTTATTTGAAATGGCACGGAGGTAGAAGAATCGTTCAGGGCAAAAACATCACCAATTTGTTCAGAAAATTCAGTTAATGCTTCTATTTCTTCTTCAAGATCAAGAATAACTCCACGATAAGTCGCTAAAGTCGCGGTGCCCCAACGGTTTTCGCTTTTTATTATGTACACATTTGGCCCAATATAATAAAAATCACTTACTTCTAGTTCTTCGTGATATTCAGTCAGAGCTTGCTTTAGCAAGTCTATCCTTCTAGAAAATGCAATATAGCTAGTGAAGGTGACAGACTCTCCTTCAAAAACTGGCTTCCAGTATTGTCCTCCGCCTGGTTGATCTGGGTTGATGCCCGTAAGATCAAGAGTTCCTTGAGTCTTATCTTCTTTTTTATATGTTACTGTCGTTAATGTGGAGGCCTCCGGAGTCCAATTTTGTAATAAGTTTGGGGGCCCGTCAGTGGAATCGTCCCAACTGCCATGTACGTCCTCGTATCGCATAGATACAAGAAACCGAACTTCCGATTCTGCATTATCAGGAGGTATATAAGGTGAGCCCAAAACACACGCTCTCTCTGCAATTCGAAAATCAGGCGTTTCGACGATAGAATTTGGGACCACCATTTTAAGTGTCGTCCCACCAGCGCTAACTGTCATATCGTCATAATGTTGGTCTAAAGTCAAAGCATTGTTTTGTGGCGGATCGTCACCAGGTTTCCACGTGGCTGCATCGGCTGTCGTTACAATTGGATCTGAGCCCGGGGCGGCTGTTCGCCATGGAGTCAATAGTATATCTGTTTTCCCTGCCCATTGAACTAATATGTCTGAACCTACATGTCTTGCAAGGTTGTTGGCATCGATATGCCAATCTTCAGAATTAGTAATGTCCGAGATATAGTCTCCATAAAATGATTGAATTTTACCATCGGAGTTCTTTTCCACACTAACAACAATAGAATAATTTAAGCCATGAGCGCCGAATTTTCCACCCTTCATTTTTCCAAGATGTTGTAATTTCTCATAAGCAGCCTGATGATGTGGTCCAAATATTCTATCTTCTCCTTTCGGACCTAAAAGATGAGTGAGGCCTTCATTACTTAACTCTTTATAAAAATCCTTAAATACAAGGCCAGGCGGTGGTGGATACTTTTTCTTGAAACGGCCTCGTTTATCAACGTTTAAATTAGGTTTTACTTTCTCTTCTGGACGTCGGTTGGCAACAAGAGCGCCTGCTTCCTCTGAGGCCTGCGGAGGATCCTCACCTGGCTCCGGGATTGGATCCGGAATGGTGCCGCCATGGCCGTTAGTTATATAGCGTCTATGCTCCTCTTGAGAGATTTCCCTTAAGTCCCTATCTACAAAGGGAACAAAAGGTTTCATTTTTGTCCAATCTCTTGCCATTTAAGTCGACCTAACGTTTGCGCTAAAAAGATATTTAGGCTGTCCCGGATCTATTAAATAATTAAATTTTAGACCGGGGATATTCAGATTTTTTATCCCTGACATGTTTGCACCAATTTTGCCAAGCGAGATTGATGCTGCGAGGCCGGCCGCTACACACTGTACACAAGGATCAGTCATTCCTGGAGCTGTAAATGCTGATACTGACATTGTGGCTCCAAAAGGCGTTGGTAGAGGAGCTGAATAGATTCCCGGCATGCCCGGGGTCGTGACGGGTGAGGGGGGAACAATATGCACGTGGCCAGCCATCGCCTGATTCATCAGCTGGCATGCTAAAGTGAGGTTCGATATTTGTGTCACAATATCATCTATAAGTCTCAGAAGGCCCTCGGAATACATGCCTTCAGTATCTTCCAAAGTGCCGCAAAGAAATTTTTTCAGACTGTCTCCCAACACCAATGGCTGTAGACCATCATTATTATTGTCCGCTATAAAATCAATGTTAGCGATTCCATCATTCGAACTTTTAGTATCATATTCATCTACAGAAGACATAAACTTTATACCCCCTGCACGACTTTGAAACCTTAAACTATCTGCTTTTAAAACGGCGGCCGAACGATCCTTAATTTTGCCAAAGCTACCATCACTGCAATAAAATTCATCGTCAACATCACATTTTTCACTAAGATAAAAAGTGGCACCATCCAACTTATTAGAAGGATTTGCCATCATAGCTTCACCATTATTATCCACCTCGGGAGCTGGCTTTCCGGTGGCACCTTCGTAGCATGACAGCGGCCCGGCAGTAATTCTTATAGCAGAGGCGTGGGTATCTGATCTCTGGCTTCCGATGCCGCGATGTCGATCTGGGCCCTTTATTATTCTAATGCCAGCATGAACAGACATATCTTCATTCGGCGCGGTTGGAGTACCTGGTCGAGATTCTATTTGGGGATGCCCGCCTGCGGCGCCCGGTATTGGACCACCCGAACTTTTACCTCCTGGTGGCGCGCCCTCGGTGACCGCTTGCGCTCGGCCGGGGGCGACTCCGCTCCTGGTAATTTTTTTCCTTCGTCTCTTACTCATTAAATGTTTTCATTCCTTTATTTAAATAGCTAAAAAATTAATAATTTACAAGCAAAGACTATCATACCCCTAGGTAATCTAGGCCCATCTCGCTGACGATTTTTTCAGTTCCATCGGGGACGGGTGGCACGTTCAGCGGTTCTCCCGCAACCGGAACCTTAATCTTTCTTAATGCCTTATCGTTTTTGCCTGATTCGACTAATGCATTCATAACAAAAGCATATGCTTGCCTAGATCCATTACCAGTAGCGCGGAGATAACAATAAAGTTCCACATGAGATGCATCAGAGTGAGTGCTCACATGTCTATGTGCTATGATGCCAGAAGCGTTTTCTGCATTATTTGGAATATTCCCATAAGTAAATGTTTTGCCTTGAACAGACATAAAGCCAATTTTAAGTGTACTAATATTTGATGCAAGTTGATTACAGACTTTCCAAACTGCTTCCATTTGCACTCGGGTTGCTAATATAAGTGTGTAGCCCCTGTACCATCCCCCTAGTTTAACTGCTTTAAAATTACCTCCGTCTTTCTCGCTGATCGGCAACTTTGATCTAGACGGATTTAACACTTCGATAGCTACAGAAACTGCATTATATCCTCCTGCGTGATCATATCTCCACTTAAGAGGATCTCCGTGTTGTTCTATCCCCCCTTGACGATCAACGGTAAAGTGGACGCCAAGATTTTTCTTCTCTAGCGCCCCATGTGTTATTTTCCTGCCGCCGTCAGGTATTTTACCCTTGTCGAAAGCTTTCCAACCTGCTGCTGATTCATGAATGAGAATTACAGTTGGCGATTTTCCACGTTTAGAACCGCTTTGTTCCCCTATTCTTTCTTTATCTGGATTTCTTCTTATAAATATTTTACCCGGCATAACCTTGGCTCCAAGTGTCCCTGCTGGATAAAAAGAAGAAGGAATGAGGCCGGCGGCAAATGCACCACCATTTTTGAACTTTTCCATAGTCGAGGCGACGGCGGCATTAACTCCTGCTGCGGCTGCAGCAAGCGGGGCTTCGCCAAGTTTTCCTAAATAAATCGGGCCGCGCTTTGTAGAAGGATCCATAAATCCAACCTTAATCGGTGTCAACTCGCCAGGAAGATCTGGAGCGGCAGCTGACCCAGCCTCAAATTCCGACACGTATTCGCGGCCTGATCGCACACACAAGGCAATTGCTGCAATGTCGTGCTTGCTGGTTGGCATAGGGCATGCGGGATCAAGTTCTGGAGAATAAGCTATGACTCTCATAACTGATTTACTTTTTCCATCAAATAAAGAAAGAAGACCCCAAAGATTCTGTGGCCCATGCTGTATTTCTTCTTCAATCCAAGCCTTCAAACAAATCGCGGGAAATTCACTTGAGTTATTGTATACATTAGAACTAAAAGTCTCCACCGCAGCGTCGCGATTTAATGTTTTTGCGCTTGTGTCCCACTCGACCTCGCGGGTGATGAGGGCCTTATTAACAGGCTTTAAATCGCCTATTCCAAGCTTGGGTGTAGAGACGGGTGGTTCTGGTTCGGCCATTTACCCGGCATCCTCTAACATTTCAAATAACTGAGCCTTGTCTTCTTCGGAGAAGTCAATCGATTTATCAACTCTTTTTTGCATTAATGCTACAAGTTTAACGAGTTGTTCGTTTGAGCGCTGTAAAGTTTCTACATATTTGGCAGCAACTTGCCCAACTTTTTCATGTCTAGTTTCGTCGCCTGAAAGATACATCATAACATCTTTCAAAAGAGATTTTGTTACGTCTCGATCCTCTTTTATGTTGTCTATAGTCTCTTGCATATATTTGTCGATTTCTTTCATTCATTTATATCTCCTCTAATCCACTCATAGACAATATGGCAATTAATCCAGGAAGCTTCTTTCTTACATAGATTCCTGAAAATAAAGTCTCTGTTCTTCCTCCAACATAAGAAACAGCTGCGTCTAAATGTTTACTAACCATCGGATCGGACGCCATTTCTTCTGTGATAACAAGCAACATTGTTCCTGTTTTTGGTTTTCCCCTTGGGGGAGCACAAGGTGATCTCTGCAAACAATTTTGAAATATTGAGGCGCCAAGATTTGGATCTTTAGGATTGGAAATAACAGTTGTACCTATGAACGTTCTGCCATCTTGTTTTAAAGTCCTTTCCAGATCTTTGGAATCGAAAGTTTGTATAGGAGACTTCTCAGAAGCCAGTTTAAGAATCTGAGAAAATAATTTTGCAAATGTTTTATTGGCGACTGGGAACATGTTTAATATCCCTACTTTTCCACGCAAAAGTTTAACTTGTCTTTCATTATCTATCACAACGTGCGGGTAATCCGCAACATCATTTAATAGTGACAAAGCATTTTTCGCAATTGTTGGATTCAATAATTCCTGCGCAGAGGGCCATGAAACAATATAAAACACTTTTCCTTCTGCCTGAACTGATTTCATATATCTATCAAAAACATTATGTAAAGATGAACATGCACTTCCGGTCCCGCCACCACCGCCGGCTAAAACGAACAACCAATCAACTTTTCCTAATTTTGTTCTTAAAGCATCTTCGACGACAGCACCATTATTTTCAAACACTGTTTTCCCAAATGATATATCTTTAGCAACTCCGTCCGCATCAGGGATCAAAACTAGATGTTTTGGATCTATATTGCTTGGCTGATCCTTTTCAGTTGTATTAATGAGCAATGTTTTATTAAAACCTAAATCTAAAAATGATTTTGCCATTTTTCCTCCGCCGCCTCCGACTCCAACAAAAGCACAATTTAAAGCAGAAACTGCAGAGTTCTCATCTAATTGTTCTTCGTTGCTAACTTCAACTGTATCTCCGTAGTGATCTACAAAATCAAAATCATCATCTTCGTAAACCTCTTCAAGTTCATTATTTTCTTCAGTCATGGTAAACTCTCCTATATTGTAATTAGGAATTATCTATATTTTTCCTTTATCCCATTCTTTTTTAAATTTTCTATATCGCACTCTTAATTTATTAAGATTGTTGACAACTTGTTTCGTGTTAAGTCCTGTAAGTTCTCGCATATATAAATACACCGCTTTCTTATTAAAGATCTCAATATCTTGAGAATTTTGTAAAAGAATTTTTACCGCCTCCAACACCTTTCTCTCGTTTGGTCTTAATTTTTCTTCGGTCCAATAATCAATTTGATGCCAAAGGTGTTGCCAAAATTCCACCTCTTCTCGGGCCTCGCTATATTTGTTGTTTGTGGACATATATGCATATTCGGTGTCTTTTGATAAATCGTCAAACTGTATCTCTCTTTTATATTGAAAATTTGTCCTTTTTACTTTGTGAATAAACCAATTTTTTGTTATAACGCTAAAATAAGAAAAAGCTTTAGAGCCACGGTCCGGATCATATTTATCAAGAATTGTTGTTAACCATATCTTACATTCATCTCGCAAAAGATCAATATTGGGAAGAGTGGAAAACTTGTAAGTAAAAACAATCTTATCGACCATCTCACTAAACGCCGGCTGTATCAACCCCACATATAACTCTGTTCTTATTTTGTTATCGTTTGTTTTAGCATATTCAACAATAGCTTCTTCATGTATTTTTGTAAAATAATATCTTTTTGTTCTAGTCTTTCTCTTCTTCAATCTCTTCCTCCTCGAATAGAGAATAAACATCATTGTGATGTTTTATATCATCGACAACAGATTTTGAATGTCGCAAAAGGCCTTTCAGAGTTTCATCACCGTAGTATGTTTCTAATTCATAAAGATTCTCTAAATGGCTTGAAAAGTTTTCAATCGCTTCTAATAATAGATTGGCGTTGTCAGATATAAATAAAAGTTTTCGTATGGCGTATATCGCATACCATAGCAAAACAGCATTTATTAGCAGCGATAACGCCAATATCGTATATAATATCATGTTTTAAATTCTTTTTTCTTAAGATTCTTTTTTTCTTCTTTGATTTCTTCTGTTGTTTCTTTGATAAAATCTTTTACAATGTTGCCAGCTTTTTGCGTGCCCTTTTTGTTAATTCTAATTGGAAACGGCACTCTTTTCAATGCGTCTTTTGTGTCGCATTCTTCACAGTGATCTAAATTTTCTTTTATAGAATGTACAGTCTCAAATTGGTGCTTGCAATTATCGCACCTATAAAAGTAGCGAGGCATTTATCACCAATCCTCTTCCTTTGGCATGATTATTTCTTCTTCCTCTTCTACGTTTGCCAATCTAACAACGGGTGGGTTCAAAACAAACAATTCTTCATTTTGTGAATCAAATTCAAATTCTTTTAACATGAAAGTAATATCACTTTGTTCTAAAAGGCTCTTCTGAAGAGCCATCATTAAGGCACCTAAAGCTTGATCTGAAAGTTTCATAATTTTCTCCTTTTGTAACTTCTTACCAAAAATATACTAAACTGGAATTTGGAACTGGATATACACCTTCAAACGTATTGTTCTCAAATACGACTGCTAAAGGCAATTCCCATGAGATACCAAAATTCTTCCAAAATCGCAATTCAAAGCCTATGCCCGGGCCAAAAGCAAAACCAGACATGTTCTCCTCTTCGCAATACTCATCATCTTTGCAATTATTCCAGGCACGGACTGCGGCGCCACCTAGTGAAAGATATGCAATACCGTGTTCTCCACGATTGAGCACGTAGAGTGCCGATGCACCAAATGTCACAAAGCCTTCATTGGGGCGAATAATTGGAAGGCCGGTCAACTGGTATCCTATACCCGTTTCAAAATTAATATTTCTATACGTGAACCCAGCACCTTTGGTAAGACCAATAGCTCCTCCGACTGCATGTTCATTGGCTGTAGCTAAAGACGGAAGTGTCATCGCTGCAATTAAAAAATAGCAAATTAATAGTAACTTTTTCATAGTTTTCTCCTTATCTTATCTATGATATTCGATGTTGAATATTTTTTCATTCTCTTAAAAAATTTAATTTCTTCTGCATGTTGGCCGCCAACTATACCTTTTCCTTCCCAGTCTGAACCGACGACCATAATGTTTGGTTTCATATATTGTAACACACTTTCTAGTTCTTGTTGAGTGTTAAATATAATAACTTCATCAACCCACTTAATCGACTCTAAAAAACATTTACGATCATTTTGGTTGTTTATTGGTCTGTCTTGACCTTTATCTTTTTTAACTTTATCATCAGAGTCGATCCCTACAACCAACTTATCTCCAAGAGATTTAGCATATTTAAATAACTCAATGTGGCCTCTGTGTAATATGTCAAAACACCCATTCGTCCAAACTATTGTCATGAAAAAACTTTTAGCCCTTCCTTTTTAGCTGTTCGATATGTTTTAAGGATATTCCTTAATTCTAGATCTTTTATAATATATCCTTCTCGCCAAAAAGTATTGATGAAATTTGAAAATTTGTTTTTTTCAGAAAATTTAGAAAAAACAGTTGATAAAGAATACATGTTATCGCAACATGGACAATTTTGATAATAACTTAAATCATCAACAGCAACGGCGCCGTTACAATGATCGACCATTAATAAATCATTCGTTAGTCCATTTGGAGTGTGGTCTCCATCAACAAACGCGAATGATAATTGACGTTCCCTTATTTTTGAGAACACGTCTGGATTCAAAGAAGAATCTTTTATGACCTCGAGCGTATCATGATAATCTTCTACAGTTTCTAAAAATATTTTATATTCAGTTCCGTCAATATACTGAGAAGCTCTATTATATTTATCCCATGGGTCGACTACAATCACTTTGCGATTATATTTTTTTGCTACTTCGCATAATTGAACTGTTGTTTCTCCATAAAGAGCCCCAATTTCAACAAGGTCTCCTTCATAATTTTGCGCACAAAACTCTGCGCATGCTTTTATACGTTTACGCTGATGAACGCTTCCTCGCAAATGACTGTCCAGGGGGAACTTCCCGGAACTCTCTTCCTCCTCCTTGTCTGTGGACAATAAAATTCTCATCAAAGTACAAAAATCTTTTACCGTATTTTTCATATTGTGCTCACACCTTTCTTTTGTACGACCCTTGTTGCGCACTCGTTTGCAAACTTTATTGCTTTTATTATATCACGAGTTTGAATAAAATTAACCGCAAGACCAGCCATGAATGTGTCGCCGGCTCCTGATAAGTCCTTAATTTCAACTTTGGGAACTGAATAGATTTTTTCTTGATACATGCAACCCTCAGAACCCAAGGTAACAATCAGTTTTTCATACATGTTCAAAGTTAAACTTTCTTTGCTATTCTCAAATTCTGACTTGTTGATCTTAACAAACCTTACCACCTCGCTCCAATCACCAATCGTCTTTTTACTATCTAAAAAAACACAATCATGATTTGAGGCAACATATTTAATATCTTCCTTGGTTAAAAATCCTTTATTATAATCTGAAATAATTATCGCATCGTAATCCGCAAATTTAATATTTTTAACATTCGCTTTGCCGTATAAATGTTCATTTTCATCAAGTCTCATAAACATATAATTTGTTCTATAATCTATAAATCGTGTTTTTCTAATCTTTTCCCACGATTCATTCGTGTAAAGATCCGCGTTTGCACCCAGCGCATGAATATTTTTTTGTACATTCATAGCCATCCCAACACAGTTATGAGACTCTTTAAAGTTTAAAACTGGGACTGGTGCTTCAGGACATATTCTTTCGCAAGCGCCGTAACAGAAAATATCTTTACAGCTTTCTCCAATAACTAAAATCTTCATTAACCCCTCACAATGTCACATACAACATCAATCTCTTCTTCTTTTAGTTCTGGGTAATTGGGCAAGAAAAATCCTCTAGAATGAATTTCATTACTAACTTTGTCATCGAACTTGCCATATTTATCTACCCAAAATGGATGCAAACCTAAATTCCCGGCGCTGAATATTCGTGTTTCAACCCCTCCCTCAACTAATCTTGTGACAATTTCTTTCCTATGTTGTTTGTCGTTAGCTAAGGCACCAAATGAAATTGATACTGGAAAATGATCTCTCCAATCTTGATATTCTACATATCCTCTTAATTTTTCCGCGTACAATAAGTGATTTCTATTTCTTCCACTAGCCGCCCATTCAGCTTTTTCAATTTGCCTCAATCCTAGAAAAGCCTGCAAATCTGTCGATCTCAAGTTAAAACCGGTTGTAAAAAATGTAAACGGCTTATGAAAGTCATCAACCTCATATTTGTCAACTAACTTATTGTAATATTCTTCGTCCAAATCTTTTCCCCAACCATGGCTTCTGAGCATCAACAACATCTGATATACATCGTAATCATCTGTATTTACCATTCCGCCTTCAATAGTTGATAGTTGATGGCCGAAATAAAACGAAAAAGAAGACATGTCTCCAACGGTTCCAACCTTTTTCCCATCAGAATATGCGGCGCCAAGAGCTGCACAAGAATCCTCAAGTAGATAAAAACCATATTTCTCTTTAAGAGCCAAAAGCTCTTCTCTATAGTGAGGTACGCCCAAAACCTGAACAAAAATTACAGCGGCTGGATTTTCTCTTTTACAAGTTTCTTCTAGCTGTTGCAAATCAATACCATAAGTATTTTTATCGACACCGACCATTATTGGCTCTAAGCCAAATTGCATGACGGGAGCGACTGTAGTAACCCATCCAACTGACGGAACAACCACCTTATTGTTTTTCAGCTTTCCTGCTTTTAGTGCAGCATAAATCATTAATAAATTTGCGGATGAGCCAGAATTATTAAAAACAGCATATTTTGTTCCTATGTATTTGGCCCACTCCCTTTCAACATCTTTTGTTAAATGACCCTTTGTTAA